CTTCCGGACAAGCCCGGACATCTCACTCACACTGCTGGTCGCAGCGACCTTACGGTCGTCTGGCTCTCTTTCGAGAGAATCCACTTACTGCTGCGGTTTTCACCGCAACCACATTGAGTATTGAGATGCCGAACTTGCTCGAAGGAGAAAGTTGGTCAAGTGCTTGGTTATCCCTCAAAAGAGGGCCCAAATCAGGGGACAGACAGACTGGTTTAGCTTATCCAGCTGCCGTCTACCGGGTGGTTCGGCTGCCCATCCCCTGAATGAAACAAGCCGTCAAACTTGCTTGTCCAAGAGATACCTCTCGTAAGAAGAAAACTTCTTCTTCGGGTCATCCTCATTGGACGATGCCTTTCCCGACCCAACAGAGGTCGGGCCGCCATGTCTGCTTAATTGACTCTCCATCTTAGGAATCAGACGGAGGAAAGCAGAAGGCCGTGTAACCGATATCGGGCAGAACTCGTCAAGCTCGACGATCATCTCAGCATACAAGACTCCACAAATGAGTCCTGCAGGCTGGGAGACCGACGAAGTCAACAGAGCCATCCCCCCGAAATCGGAAAGCCTCGGGTTTGTCCCAGACCCCTCGTAGGTGTAGAGCAATTGGTCGTTCAATCTATATGAAACGTCCATTGACCATGCCCTCCAAGGAGCGAATGCGACAGAGTCAGCGACGGACAACAGTCCGGATTGCGTGGTTAAGAAACTCACCAGAATTGGGTGTTTCGGATCCGCTGCGAAAGCGAAGACTAACCTCTCATCAGTCGTGGCAGAGGCCTGAGGCTCGTAATGAAATACGAGCTTCGTGACTTTGTAACGAACAAAGGCGGAGGCGATAAGATCAAAAACCGGCGATGTGTAATCAGCGCCGAAAGTGGTCAAATCGCCCAGCCATTGAGGAGAGGTCAGACTGAGCTGCACAGACATCGCCTCCGTAACGGAGCCAGATGGATTGGCTGGAACAAGTCCAGACCCATCAGCTCCGGTTGAGGTTCGCTGCACTTGAGCCAGAGGAACGCAAGTGTGAATCCTAATCCCCTCCGGGCTCTTGCCCGGGAGGAATTTGGTAAACTGTTGGAGGTCTTGAGAGACCCCAGCAGGCGCACCTTGCATTTGTGACACGGCAAAGCGGGCGCCCTTTCGGGCGCGGCGACGGTTGGGCTTCTTATTGGTAGATTTCTTCATGGTGTTCAGGGTCGCAACTATTAGCGACAGGTAGGACACGGGATCCCCTCATACCCAGAGGGGACTGTACATCATAGCAGAACCCGATGGTTCTGCATGAGTCAAGACATCAACGATGCCTTGAGATCACGCTTTCCCTCGGGAAGAGCCGTGCAGTCTCTCGGCCTTTTGGTTAGCACGGAAGTATTAAGCTTTCCTGCTGAACAACAGTACTCGCACCGTTTTGGTCTATTACCTGCTATGACCCCGTGGACAGTTTAACGACATGTCCGGGTCTCCTGAATTAGTCCCGAGGCGAGGTCTGGAGGGGGGGAGCGGTCAAAACGACCCTCCCTCCCTTCTTCCTCTTCCTCGGCTTGAGCCTACGAAGAATCTCTTTAGACGACACGATGACGCTTTTAAAACCGCGTCTCTCGGCCGTCCGGATCTGATTGAGAGGGGGGCAAGCTGGGAGGGCGGAGGTGCTGAGAGACGCACCCCACCACTTGAAGAGACCGAGCCAACTAACCGGCTTGAGTCGCGTCTTCTTTCTTCGCCTCAGAAGTTCAGACGCCACAACGGCATCTGACACCTTCTGCACCTTTCCAAGGTGTGAGGCACGATAGATATACGCGATCCGGGCCAACCAGTCGTCGGTCTGAACATCTTCAAGCAGTTCCTCTCCAGGAACTAGCTTCCAGTTCGCCGTGAAGTTCACCCACCTGGCAAGGCCCAAATCCTGGCCACTCTGTCTAAAGAGCGCTAGGGTAGGGTCATTTATGCTAAGTGATGCGAAGAGACGCTGCGACCTCGTCACCTTGACGTTGTCGCTAGCAAAGCGAGGATTAACTCCATATCCTCCAAGTGACTTCGGAAGGAACCAATTCGGTTGGAACCAACCTTTCCACTTAGAGGACCATCGACGGTACGCCATGGGAAGACAACCAACTGTCCAAGGACAGAGGGTCATCATCTCATTTAAAGCGTCCGTCAATTGATCGGGGGTCGAAGCCGATTCCCCGTCCTTCAGTGATTTACCGAAGAGGATCTTCAAATTAAGATAACCTCTGCGACGCATGACCGACCCTGACTGTTGATACAGCCTGGAGTTGATCAGGGCAGCATAAGGGCTAACATAGCTCTTATCGGTGTTATACTGGAGGCCGAGGGTCGTAGAGATTGTTTTGAACAACTCCGCGAACTCGACTGGTCCCCGCATAAGGAGATCATCGCCATTAACCAAATGGTTATTGACGATCAACCTCGCCTGTCTCTTAGTGAGGATACCCATCCTCAAAGCCTCCCTAGCGGAGGCTCGCACAGCGGCTTCGTTGATAACACAAAGGAGAGGAAAGCTCAAGGGGTGACCCATAAGCTGTCCATTCCTCTTTGTACCAACGCGGCCGTCAGGGTACTTCACCTTTCCCCCATCCAGGAGCGAGTAAAACGCCAAATCGCGATCCGCTAAATTCAAAAGCGGAGCAATTGCGTACATGGTACTCTCACTCCACAACAGATCCGTAGCGGACGTATAGTCCACTGAGATCCATCTCCAATCCTCTTCATCAATCGTATTGTCCAGGATTCGCTGAACTTCGATGTCTGGATTTTGTGACATCGTATTAGCGTGGTATTTCTTCCACGCTGATAACAGCTGACCCTGGACCGGTTGGAGGGCCGTATACAGGAGCCCATCGCCCTTGGTGATAATCCTAAACTTCCCTGGTTCGGGAATAATTTGGACATCAACATCGAGATGGTTCTTAGTGTAAGGATCTAACACCAAGCGGGACCTCGCAGATTCGTACGTCTTCTGACGCCACGATCTGAGGTCCAAATCCAATTCTCTGACATGACCTTTCGGAGAATATCCGGGATTGAAACTGTCAAATAAGCTTGACGCGCCTCCTTTTGAACGAGGCGCCTGCAAGCAGGCAGAATTCGAGGGCATCATCTTGGTTGGCTCGCTGGGAAAAACGTTCAGTATCTCTTCGGAGCACTGTTCGATTTCCTCGGCGAGCCAGCCAGGAAGAGGAGGACCATTTCTCTCACAGATATAAGAGAAGTGATCATCCAGAGCCTTCTGTCTTTTTAAATCACCCAACTCACGCCAAGCTCTTTTGCTTTGCATGAGTGAGTAGATCAAGGACAAATCCCTTCGGGCCATAGCGCGAAACAAAAAGCGCTTAGCCCACCCCACAAAAAGTGGAGTATCAGGTCGTTCAGGCGATGTGGTGCTCATCATGGCTTTCGACATGAGAATTTGAAGGTGAGTCTTCACGAAAGTGATATCCTCATCCTCTAGTCCCCGTCGGGCCTCGATGAAGCGAGCTGTCTTACAGAAGCTCGCCACCATACGTCCCTCCTCCTTCAGCGGCATGCACCTTCCGTGCATCCGTCCTACGAAAGAGAAGAGAAGTCCTTCCACAAGTTTGACGGTCGAGGCCGAAACCTCGACTCTCATAGTTATTAACTTTGAGAGCTTGGCGACACGCCTGGCAGTTGACCCTGTGGAATCAACTCCATCTTTACGCATCGCAGTGGCTAGTGTACCACCAACACTGGTTTCTGACGGGTGAGTGTTTCCCGACATTTACCAAGATTGGACTTTTACAAAA